ATGTAATTGCGCAAGATCCAGCCCACAATACTGAGAAAGAAAGTCAGCCCCGCCGACCAAACAACGCTAAGATCTGCCATCACGCCCTCGATTTTTATGGCTTCGTCGGCCAGGTTATGTTGAAAGGGAAACCGGCTTGGGCGGGGATATCTCGCAGCGCCTGGCGGTAGTCAAGCCAGACCAGGGGGATCTGGATCCCAAGGCCATCGGCGGCATTTTGCTCAACCGCTTTTGTTACGATCCAATCCGATTCCGCCAGTAGATCGTCCCGCCGTGCGCGCATGTTGGCCGCGGCTTCATCTGTCGGCCTGGCCGAGACGGTCCAAGTTTTTTCCCACTTGCCACCGATCGAAACGAAACCGCCGTCCTGGACGCTTTGCAATTCCGGAACCGTGGCAGGCTTCGGTTGGATCGTGTAAGGAAAGATCTGCATTTCTGCCAAGCGAGCCTCCGGGATCACATCCGGAAATGATGTATTCGGATTGTCTGCGCGTAGCTGGCGCAGCGAGTATCGCGTGGGCTGACCGTCTATGATGCGAATAAAGTCCATGTTTAACTCCAGGCTGCGCCAACAAGGCAGGCTTCTGTGTTGGCCGTGGTCATGGTTACGGTCTGGCTGGTCAACTGCGTCGCTGTCACAATCTGACCAGCAATGCCACCATAGTCATAAGAGCCGCCGCCATCGTCTAGGCTTTTTGTATCTGTCACAGGTGACGAGAGGGTATAACCACTGCTGTTGTCTTGAGAGCCGCCAACGTAGAGCGCCACGCCATTCGCGGGGACTGTGAACGTGACTGCGCGAGACGTGACGCCTGCGCTTCCCCCATCCGTCCCTGTAGCAGTAGGCGTGGCAGAGGTGTAGCCCGTCAACAAATACGCCGCGACACCTACGGAGCGACCCGTAACCTGTCCGGAGATGGTGACTGCGTAGCTGCCCGCCGTGACAACGCGCGTCCTGATTTCAGCCTGCGTCCGTTGGTTTCCATACGTCCCGGCGGTATCTTCGACTAAGGTGCCGGAGACGCCGCCGATTGTGGTGTCTGTCCAAGTCCGTTGCGAACCATTTACTGACAGGCACATGGCGATGAACAAACCACTTTCAGAAGCCGTGAATGGAGTGGTCGTCCACGATGAGTTGTTTCCATCGTCAATGAAGTCACTGCCAAGGTAAGTCAAAGTTGGACCTGAGGGGGCTGCACCACCAGCGCCTATTACTTTATGCCAAAGCATTAGGAACCATCCCCAACGAGCGCGCCGTAGAGCGTGGTCGAAACCTTCCACAAAGCAATCACGGTGTAGCCTGTCGTTGCAAGCGTAGGCGCAGAACCGGCATTGTTGACCCAGGTCATTGTTGGCCACGTTACGTTGAAGCCGGATCCGTCATCGATCATCAGCGTCACGGCCTCGCCGGCCGAAAAACCATCGGACGCGGTGACGTTGCCGGTGAGCGTAACGGTCTGAATTGAGCCGTTGTCCGGTTCGATCGTTACCGCTCCGGTCGTCGTCGCCCAGGCGTAAACATCTTCGTCAATCGTTCCGACAACCGTGGGATTTGTAAGCGTCCCGCCGCTGGCCGCAACCTTTGCATCAAGTTGCGTTTGGATGTTGCTTGTCACGCCATCCGTGTAATTCAATTCAGCCGTCGTAGCCGTCACGCCGTCCAGGATATTAAGCTCTGCGGTCGTGACCGTGGCACCGTCAAGGATATTAATCTCGGCCGCCGTTGCGGTGATTGCTGTCAGATCCGATAGCGTGACGTTGCCGCGAATATAACTGTCAAGCTGCCCGCCCGTCACCTTCTTCGATGTGCCGCTTTCATTGACCTCAAACTCTTGTGTTCCAAGAGCGGCCGCCGCGGCCGTGAGATCTGAGATTTTTACGTTTGCCATGTCATCGGATCCTTAGCCAGCGCGAACCATCATGCCGATATATTGCGACCGGGATTTTCCATTCCCCATCATCATTAACATATGGCACAAATATTTTCCATGTCCCGTTGTCGTTGTAATAGCTATCGCTTCCGAACGGCAGGCGCGATGCCAGCGCAGTGAATGAAGATGTGCCTTCGTTTTCCGGATATTCTACAACGCGAGCGTCCGAACCCTCCGTGATCCTAGTGTCGCCCGCTTCTGTTTCTCTTGGCGCCTCTATGATCCCAGAGAAAAACAAGCCCTCGAATATGCCGCTTCCATCCGACGAGAACGATCCCGCTCCGCTCATGGACGCGGATGTAAACACAACCTTTAGGCCCGCCGCAGAGAGCGCGCCGTTGCCGGACAGGCTTGCAGCCCCCGCAACGATTAGCTGGCCGCTTGAGGATAGCGCCCCATCACCCGACAGATCCGCAACACCTTCACCTTGAAGCGCGGCCTGGGCCGAGATCGATCCAGTGCCGCCCAGGCTTATGCTTGCCAGCAATGTGCGCCTGGCGAAAGCCGCGATCGATCCGGATGCAGAGAGAGATACGGATCCGCGGAACCCGCCCGTTGCGATTATGAACTTGGATCCCGCGCCCGCTAGGCTGGCCGAGACATTCCGCGTCACGCTACCAGATGCAGCGAAGGATCCGACGCCGGAGAGAGAAGTCGCCGCCCCCCGGATCTTCGATCCCGAAGCCGCAAGAGATCCGGCGCCGGAGAGAGATGTCGCCGCCAATTGTATTTTTGCTGCGCTGGCAGACATAGATCCGGACGCGGAGAGGCCGGCCGCCGCGAGAACCAACCTCTCCGTTATCCGGAAATCAGACGCCTCGGTGATCCTAGAATCACCGGCCTCCGTTATGCGAAAGCCGTCAGCCACCGGCGCGCCCCTTATGCAATCGTCAGGTCAAGATCCCCGATCGCAAATTGCAGCGAGTCGCCGTCGCCAATCGTCTTAGACGCAGCAAGAGAGCCGTGCCATAGCAGGTTGCCGGATGTTGACGCATCGAAGATACCAACATGCGTGACCGTGCCGAACGATCCACCAGATGCCGTAAACGTCACCGCACCCGTGTTGCTGGTGGTGCCGGCTGGGCTGCTGGCCGCGGCGAACGTCACCGCCTGGCGAGAATAGCCAGATCCAGAAACCTCGGTGCCACCACCGCTGTCGCTCGGCGCTGCCGTGTAGAGTGCAACATACCATGCGGTCGGGCGCGTTGCCGATCCGTTTGTCATCATCCAATCCAGGATGAGCTTTTCCGCGTAGTCTGAAAGGGCTGCCATTGGAACCTCCGTTAATTGGCGAGCTTAAACCAGAGATCCCCATCGACGCCGCCGGTAGGGCTGGACGTGCTGACAGTGATCCGTTCTGCGATCGTTTCATATGCGATCGGATCCCCGGTCGTTGCATCGAACGCCAGGTATTTACCCGCGCGAACTGACTTCGCCGGGATTTCAAAACTGCCGATCACATCGCCAGCACCAGCGCGCACCGCGCGGCTTATCTTTTCGTCAAGCTGCTGCAACAGTATCAGGATCGAATCCAGATCTTCATTTATTGCAGCGGAAAATAATGACTCGCCAGCCTCATAATCGCTTTCACGCTCAATCGGCCGATCGCCCAGGATCGTAAGCACGTCTGCCGTGACAAGTGCTGTGCCGTCTCCGGATCCCGTCAGCGTAATCGAGCCAGTGCCGTCTGCATTTGTGCTGACCGTGTATTCGCTCGACAGGATCAATTCCTCGGCGTTCTTTATCACAGTGATATCGGTCTCGTCCAAAATGTTGAACGTGAACGCGAACGGACCCAGGCCCGTGTTGCCGGTGAACTGAGCTTTTCGCTCGGTTGCTGTGATCGGAATATCAACCATAATGCGACCCTTATATCAGAGAAACCTAGCGACCCAAAGCGGCGCCGAAATCCGGCCCGCGGCTTGGCCTGGATTGTCCTGGTCTCCACCAGTATTCTTGCCCGCGCTCGCGCGCATACCGCCGCTCCAGCCGGCGCATTCTCTCGGCCGCCCGCGGGTCAACCATCATCTGCACTTGGTCCGTAACAAGGCGCTCAAGGCCCAAGCGGATATACCAGAGAGAAGATCCCGGCGTGTATCGTGCCGCGAAGTTTACCATCTCGCGCCCAAAGTTTGTATCCTCGCCCGTCACAAGCTGCAGGATGTTGCCGATCGTCAGGTTGCGTAGATCGTTGGCCAGGCCCACCACCGGGCCCGATACCGTCTCGGCAAGACCGCCGCCGAAACGATTGGTCTGCGAGAACATAAAGTCACCAAAGATACCAAGCCCCCCGCCTTGCAGTATTGCCGCGCCCCAGAACTTCGGATTCTCGATCGGGTTCATATTTATCGGATCACGCCCCTTGGCCACTTCCTTTAGCTGCATGGCCAGCGCGCCCATGAGGGTCGCCGTCACGAGGAACGCGCCGAAATACTTGCCTCCTGCCGCGACGCCATTTAAGGAAAAACTGCGCGCGACGTGCGTGTTTAGAACAGTTACCGGAAAGTTTTTATACATGGCAAAGGATCGAGTCACCTCGCCCGCGATCGTTCCGGGGCGGACATTGCCGGTGAGCGCCAAACGCCCACGCATCGATGTAGACGGCACCGCGAAGTTTGTTTCTGTGTTGACCATAATCAGGAGCTTGTCTGCGAGATCGTCCGCCATCCGGGGATCGAGATCTGTGCGCGCGGCAATGTCATCGGGCCGCAAGAATGTGGCGCCGTTATACTCATAAAGATCTGTGGCCCGCATCATCTCCCATCGATCCGCGCCGATCTGATATCGCTCCAAGGCCGAGCGAAGTTTGGGATCTAGCTGGTCAAAGGTCTTGCCCACGTTATCGGCAAGGGATCCGAGAAGCTGCATCCCAAAAGACCACCGCCCCGCCGTTGTCCAAGGCGACAAAAGTGACGCGCGCATGACCGCATCCGAGATCCGGCGCGTTATCTCCGGGCCCGACATATCGCCTACAAAGCGCATCTGTGCCGCCGCGATCGTGGTGTATCCATCTGCTATCAGGCCGAGACGGATTGCCATCTTCGCCCGCTCGCCACGCGGAAGCTGCATAAGCGTCCGAAGGGTCTGGGAAATCGTGCCGACTTGCGGAAGCCCGTTGAACTGGCGCGTCATACGCTGAAAGTTAAGATCCGTGACGGCCGCCAGGCTTGCCGATCCAAGCTGCGCCGCCTGCAAAAGCTGCCTGGTGCCCGCCATCGTATAAGCCACGCGCGTATCCACCGGACTATTGTTTCGCCCCATGAGCGCGCCATAGAGATCGTCGATCGCCACCGCTTTTGTATTGGCACGGTTCTCCATCGCGGCATCGCCGGCAGCCGCCTTGCGGATTGTCTGCTGCAAGAAGGTAATTGTCGAGGACGGGTTTGGCCCAAGCCGCTCCATCATAGCAATGTCCCGCGCCATCATGTCGATGTGGCCGATCATTGTGTCGAACGGATCCGGATTGCCAAAGCGATCGTTGTATTGAAGCCAAGAATCCGCGTTCTTGAAAACCAGAAAGCGATGATCCGCGCGCCGCGCTGCAACAGACTTACCCCCGCGAACGCCACCCGGCCGCACCTTGCTCATGCCGTCTGTGCGGATCGTCTCGTAAACGTCGCGCAGCGCAAGCTCCAGCCGATCCGGCGTGAACTTGAGCCCGGTGCGCTCATCGATCATGCGATCCGGATCCAGGCGAGGCAGGATATAATTGCGCCACTCATCATATGGCACCGCGCGCACGCGCTCTGTGCTGTGTGTCTGGGGAAGCCCCCATTTCTCGCGCTTGGGAATTGCGCCGCCGGCCGCATTGAACCGTTGCCGCAGATATTCCGCACCCCGGCCCCATGCACTAGCAAGCTCGCGCGCGCCCGCATCCCCGGTGTTTTCACCGAATGACTCACGCACAAGGTTTTTCATCTTAGCCTTGTTTCGTGTCCGGCCCAAAATATCCCGCTTAAAGGTCGTCAGGAACTCATCAAGCTGTGATGTGACGCGCCTGGTGATCGCCTGCTGGATCTGTGACACGCTTGGATATCGGCTGTAAACGTCTTGCTCCAGCATCGCCAAGGCCGCATTGCCCATCTGCCGCGGATCTCCGTTACGATAGCCTTGCATGTCCATCGTTAACCGCTTCCACGACTGGGCCTGCAAGAGCGTTCGGCGCTTGCGCTGGATTGCCTCAACGCGCGCAGCCTGGGCCGCATCGGCCGCCGCCTTTGTCTGTGCTGGGCCCGGCCCCATCTGGCGGTTGTATTGCTCAACCAGATCGTCAAACAGGGAAAGCGTCTCGTCTGCTTTCTGCTGAGAGATCTGGCCGTCAGTGACGCCGCCCTGAATACAGTCTCGAAAGCTCATCGTGTGCAGAACCCTAGCCGGTCGATAAAGGAATCTTCCTCATCGAGCATTGTTTTCATATCGCGCAGCGTTGTCGTTTGCGCGACCACATTCCCCTCGTCGTCCACCAGCGCGCCGATCGGGATCTCCTCGTCCAGATCTGCCCCCGCAAATAGATCCTCCTGGGCTCGCGCAGTCTCATCAAACAGGCCGCCCTCCGGTGGCGCCTCCTGTCCCCCGCGCATGCCCTCTGCGCCGCGCCGCTCGGCAAGCTGGCGATCGCTGATCCGCTCCGCGCCGGGAATAACCATTTGCTCGCCCGCTTGCGTCACCTCTGTCATCGGGATCGCTGGCTCTGGCTCATCGGCTCGCGCGGGTGGCGCCTGCCCAGGCACGTCCTCCGGGAACATCTCCCGCGTCAGGTCATCCGCTTGCTGCTCGACGGCTGGCCCGTGTCCTGTGGGCTCGTCGAATCCGGCGAGGCTTGGCTCCTTGCCAACCTCACTGCGGCGGCTCGGCGGCGTATCATCGACAAGGCGTCCAGGTTCGCTATTAGCAAGCCTCTCGAAATCGCCATCTCTAATTGCTCCTCGGATAGACTCGACAAATTGTCGGGTTGCTCCTGCGATGTTTCCATCTTTGGCGACTCTGGCGGCCTCTGAGAGCGCGTCTGAGAGCGCCCCTTTGCGGTTTGCGAGGGTTTGGATAAGGCTGATCGCTTGGGCATCTAGGTCGGCCCTCCGTTGGTTGACGGCCGCATCGAGAACATTTCCCGCGGCCTCGATCGTTTCTGCATTCCGCGTGAGGCTGGCAAAAGCCGCCCGATCCTGGCGAAGCTGTCGAACTGCCCTATCCAGCACCTTTGCGCGCTCGGCATAAAGGCTCTCGACCACAAGCTCATCGCCAAACAAAGACGATTGCGTTGCCACATCCGCATCGGCCTCGCGCACCTGGCGCACGATCGCCTCGGCCTGGAACACGTTAGGCGGTTCTGCCTTCGCAAGAACCCCGATCGCTGCCATTTGAAGAT